GACATGGCCGTGGTCTACTCCGACAATAATTCTAACTCTAGAGTTAACCTTCTTACTCCGCAGTCAGGCACACGGGTTGAGTGTTATTGCGATGGTACCAATTGGTTCCTTACGGGACATGTTGTTTCGGCAACTGACACTGCCGTCACTTTTGCTGACCAGTAATAATAACGGCTCCTAAATCTAAACCCCACCTTCTTAAGGTGGGGTTTTTTGTTTATAAAATAGAAAAATATGATATACTAAGAGCAGGAGGTATATCAATATGGAAGAGAAATACGAAACCCTTTTGAAGCGCCAGTCTATTATCGAAGAAAGAATGGACGAGATGGACGCCCAGTTTGAATTGGTTGGTCAATTGCTGGAAAAATTAACTGAACGATCAAGTTCGCTACTTGCGCAAGTGCGAGGTCTTAATAAAACTCTTGTGATGATATCCAAAGACAAAGAATAACTTGCCCGTCTACCACAATATAAAAACAATATTCGTCAGAGTTCCCAAGACAGCAACCACAAGCATTTGTGAAAAGCTTTACACAGCGGATTCATTTGCAAAGTATTTTGTTAGGGGCGGTTCTGGTTCTAATGTTTCCACTCATGAAGTAGAAAAGCATGAGAGCATAAGACAAATAAGAGACAACACACCAGAGGACCAATTTAAAGATTATTTCAAAGTTGGATTTGTTAGAAATCCTTGGGATTGGCTTGTTTCTTATCATTCATATTATAATACTTATGGCTCGTCTGAGAAGAAGGTATTGAAAGAGGGCAAATATCAGTATATTCCGAATCGATTTACAGGACTGTCTTTTGAAGATTTCTTATCAAAAGTTGAGGAGGAGTTGGAAGAATATAATATTAATGAATACTCCGATCGGTCTAGTCAAGTGTATTATCCTCATCAGCCACAGCACAAGTATCTTTTTGATAATGATGAAATGGTAGTTGATTTTGTTGGTAGATACGAAAACCTACAGGAAGCTTGGAATTCCTTGCGAGATAAGCTTAATATTGACAGCCGATATAGAGACATGCAGCTGCCAAGACTAAATGTTAGTGAACGAGAAGACTACAGAATATATTATAAAGATAAAGACATTGAAAGAATCTGTAACATGTATAAAAAAGACATAGATTTGTTTGATTATAGATTTTAAACTATTTATAAGAAAGGAGAGATACAATGGGTAAGAAGAAGAGATTGATAATGAAGAGGAGAAGGTTTGGTAGAAAGTTTGCCAACCATCCAGCGCTGAAGAGTAGGGTTCCTGTTGCGGAGGTCCCCGTCCCTGTGGTAGAGCAGGTTCCAGAAGAACCTCTCGATAATGCATATGTTAGCACCACAGATGATGCTGATCTGCTTCTCGCTTTGTTTCAGGAAATTTCTACTGGAGAGCCAGCCCCAGAGGTTCCTGCCCCAGTTGTCAAGAAGCCGCCAGTCAAGCGAAAAACAACCAAGAGGCGCACAACCACAAAGCGAACCAAAAGAACTACGGTAAAGAAAGATAAGTAGTTTTACCCCGTCAACAACTAATTATATCCGAGGAGATATAATTTAATGGCGGTCCCCACTTTAACCCCATCAAGTCAGACCAGCAAGGTTATCTTGTCGGCTACCGGTACACTCGGCGATGTTACATCGGCGAATTTGCCGTTTGGTATATACGCCACAAATGGTTCACTACAAGATGTGAATTTTGTTTCTGGTGCAGTTGATCAGGTAGCCTACACATACAGAAAGCTTGGTGGCGATGTTCTAGATATCGAATTATCTACCCAGAATATTTATGCTGCTTATGAAGAGGCGGTATTTGAGTACTCTTATATAGTTAATACCCATCAAGCAAAGAATGCCCTTCCAAGTTTGTTAGGCGATTCTACTGGCTCTTTTGATCACCATGGTCAATTAAAATCAGGTGATGCCCTTTCTTCCAGTTTGGGAGATACAGAGGTAGCATTGAGGTTTCCAAGGTTTAATTTTCAATACGCTAAGAGGGTCGGAAACACTGTAGCTCATGAAGCAGGTATTGGGGGAAGTGTTAACATATATTCAGCTTCTTTCAACACTACGTCAAGTGTTCAAGATTATGATTTGCAGAACATTATTTCTTCCTCTGCAGTTAACGATAGTGGGGCTCCGTATGCCGGTAAAGTCGGAGGAAAGAGAATAACTATCAGGAGAGTGTTTTATAAAACTCCGCACGCTATGTGGCGTTTTTATGGATACTACGGTGGTTTAAATGTCGTGGGTAACTTACACCAGTATGGTCAATTTGCCGATGATTCAAGTTTTGATTTAGTTCCAGCTTGGCAGAACAAAGCTCAGGCCATGGCCTTTGAAGATGCGATTTATACAAGAATATCTCATTTTTCATATGAAATCAAAAACAATAACTTAAGATTGTTCCCAAGGGCAACCAGAACACATCCAACTAAAATGTGGGTTGAGTTCTCTGTTGATGAAGATTCGTGGGAGGAAGTTGCTGATCGCCCAGATGGTGCTGGTGGTATCAATAATATGAACACTCTACCATTCGAGAATATTCCGTTTAAGAATATTAACTCTATGGGTAAACAGTGGATACGAAGGTTCGCCCTTGCCTTGACAAAGGAAGTATTAGGACAAGTTCGCGGAAAGTTTGGTTCAATTCCAATACCGGGTGAAGCTGTTACACTAAACGCAGACAGTCTTCTTTCTCAAGGTCAGGCAGAACAGACTGCTTTAAGAGAAGAGTTGAAGACGGTCCTTGATGAATTAACATATGCAAGGGTTGCAGAGACCGAGGCTGGAATTATGGACAGTACAAATAGAGTACAGGCTAATGTGCCAGCTGGAATCTTTGTGGGGTAATAAACAATGTCTGATAACAAGTGGTCACAGCCAGATGCACCGCCCCCACCGTTATTTACAGGTAAAAAGGAGCGGGATCTTGTAAAACAAGTTAACGACGAGCTTATTGAGCGAGTTGTTGGTCAACAAGTACTCTATTATCCGATAAGTTTGGAGTATACCAACTTTCATTCGCTTTATGGTGAGGCAATAAAGAAGACTTTTCTCCCACCGATCAGGGTTTATGCTCTTGTCGAGTGGAATGGTCACGAAACTTCGACAACAAACTTTGGTGTCGACCGAAGATCAAGCCTGACAGTGCATTTTCACAAAAGAAGGTTGACCGAAGACCAAGATTTGTTCGTCAGAGAGGGTGATTTCCTTCTTTATGGCTCATTTCACTACGAAATTGTTACTTTGAACGAACCTAGGCAGATATTTGGTCAAGTTGACCATAAAATGCAAATTACAGCTACTTGTATTAGAGCAAGAAAGGGTTTATTTGATGCCAGCTAACTTGAAAGAAATACCATTCATGCCCTCAACACTGGAAACCGTTGATTACGCCATATATAATTGGTTAAATGACGAAATGGATCTCCATACAACAACACAAGACGGTTTTGAGAAGGTACCGGTTATTTGGTCCGCTGCAGAGCGTGCTTTTCAAGTAAAAAGAAGCAGTGATATGAGGGATTTGGATGGCACTTTGATTCTTCCCTTGATAACAATTGAAAGAACAGTGGTAACAAAGGATCCGACAAGAAAAGGCACCGCTTGGGCCAATATTCCACCGGTGAAAGATGAAAAGGGCGGCTCGATTATGATTGCTAGGAGGATAAAGCAAGATAAAACTGCAAATTTTGCAAATGCTGACTCTTGGAGAAAAAAATCAGATACGGGTCCAAATCAAAGAACGTATCCCAAAAGAGATGCTCACAACCGCCTCATAGAAAACAAAAAAGTTGTTTATGAGACAATTACGATACCGATGCCTGTATATCTTGATATTGTTTATTCTATTTCAATTAGAACAGAGTATCAAGAACAGATGAATGATTTGGTGACCCCTTTTGTAACGAGAACTGGCGGCGTCAATTACTTTATTGCAAAACATGATGGCCATCGATTTGAATCTTTTATACAGTCATCTTTTGCTCAAGAAAATAATGTTTCTGCTATGGAAACAGAATATAGAAAATATGAGACAAAAATAGACATTAAAACCCTTGGATATATCATCGGAGAGGGTAAAAACCAAGAACAACCCAAGATGGTTGTTCGTGAGAATGCAGTGGAAGTCAAACTTCCCAGAGAGAGGGTCATTGTAGGCCACATCTCAGAGCATATTGATAAAAGAGGATTTTACAGAGAGTAATTCTTTTGAATCACTAACGCACTATTTATTAGAGATAACATTATTATTAATGAAGGAGACTCCAGTACATGTCAATATCAAAATATAGATTCGTATCCCCCGGCGTTTTTGTCAACGAAATAGACAATTCTCAGCTTCCAGCTGCAACCCCGGCTGTCGGCCCAGTAATCATCGGCCGAACTGAGCGTGGGCCCAGCATGAGGCCAATACAAGTTAATTCGTTTTCCGAATACGTTGAGACTTTCGGTGACCCCGTCCCTGGTGGGCGTGGTGGTGATATATGGAGAGAAGGAAACTATACTTCTCCCATGTATGCTACTTATGCTGCACAAGCATGGTTGAGAAATGGTCAAACGGCGACTGTCGTTCGTCTTTTGGGTGCTGAACATACGGATAAATCTAGTGGTGGTAACGCTGGCTGGGGAAACTTCACGGGTAACGCCAATGGTGGTGGTAACTATGGTCTGTTCTTAATTGACTCTGGATCTGGTCATGGCGCTAACGTCAATCCTCACACTGGTAAACAAAATGAACTACAGCTGACAGGAACTTTGGCTGCAGTATTTTATTTTCCTTCTACTCACGGTATTCAGCTTTCCGGTGCTCTCAGAACCACCACTTCTGCTTCAGCAGTCTCTGGAGATAAAACGACAGGAAGTGCTGTTTTCATACAGTCGTCTGCTGGTAATTACGGCTTCACGGCTCAAATTGTTTCCGGTTCGGGCCGAACTTTAGAAAAAACGATTGATTTTGATTTTAATCCAGATTCTGCCAAGTTCATTAGAAAGGTTTTCAATACAAATCCAATATTAACAAACAGTGATTTGACCGATAGTGGTAATCTTGAGAACTATTTCTTGGCCCACAGCTTTGAGCGTTCAGTTAATGATACTCTTAATAGCTCTTCCGCTGGCTCTGTCCATGGTGTGATTCTCAATCTCGGAGATATCTCTGGTCAGTTTGATGATAACTTTTCAAATTTCCAATTTGGTGCTCAATCTGCGAACACTGGATGGTTCATTTCTCAAGATTTGAGAAACACTGGAGCGGATTTCAACCCTGAAAGTACAACATACATTAAGAAGCTTTTCAAAATTCACGCCCGTGATGGTGGTGAATGGGATAATAACAATATCAAAATTTCTATCAAAGACATTAAAGCTTCCTCAAATCAAGATGTTGATAGTTATGGTAGCTTCACTGTTCTGGTTCGTAGAGCATACGATACCGATCATGCGATACAAATCATTGAAGAATACGCTAATTGTAACTTGAATCCCAATTCGCCGGATTACATTTCTAGAAGGATTGGAGACCAATTCTCACAATGGGACGACACGACGAGAAGGTTTAGAAATTATGGAGAATATCCGAATATTTCTAGATTTATTAGAGTTGAAGTCAGTACTGCAGTAGAAAACGGCAGTGTGGATCCATCTCTACTTCCCTTCGGATTCCACGGTCCTCGACGACCGAAGGCTTTCACCATTAAAGCCGGCCGCACCGGTACGTCGGCTAGTTTTAGCACTAAGACTTTTGCTACTTCTAGTAATTTAGTCGGCCTGCAGGTTGCACAAGACAGGCTCCTTGGTAAAGGCCAGGTGCATGTCGGTGGTGATGCTTTTACTGGCTCGTTCATTTATCCGCGAATCGCTCTGCGAGTGTCTTCATCGGATGCTTTCCTGTCAACCGAGAATTCGGCTTACTTCGGATATGATTCCAGAAAAGCCGGCAGTAATCTCTATGACCCAAGCAACAATGATATATTAAGAATGCTTCCCGGCCAGGCATCGTCTGCTGCGGCAACAGAACTCTCTATCGCCTTTACGTTGGATGATGTAAAGGTTGATGCTAAGGGTGCCGCCACGTACCAATCTGGCTCTCGTGCAGCTGGTACATCGGCTACTGCAGTTTCTGGAGCATATACGCAAATTCTAGACGACGGTTTTGACAAATTCACAGCCCCGATGGCCGGTGGTCATGATGGTTTCGACGTTACCGAGCTTGATCCCTTGGCTAACAGAAACTTCGGAGCATCTGCGAAGGCAAGCTACGAATTTAACACCGTGCGTCGAGCAATTGATACATGTGCAGATCCCGAGTTGGTTGATTTCAACCTGATGGTCGCGCCTGGTATCACTAACGACTCATTAACTGACTTGATGATTAACACGTGCGAAGAGCGCGGTGACGCGCTGGCTATCGTTGATATCAAGAATGTTTACCGAGGACCGCAAGAAGGTACTTCGTTCGCTTCTTTCAATAACCGAGTTGGAATTCTTTCAACGACGGTCACAGAATTTAAGAACAGGAAGAAGAACTCTTCTTACGGAGCTACCTATTATCCATGGGTTCAGATTCGTGATTCACTTAACAACGCTTCCCTGTGGGTACCACCTTCGGTCGTGGCTCTAGGAACTTATTCCTCCTCTGACCGGATTGGTGAGCTTTGGTTTGCACCGGCTGGATTCAATCGAGGTGGTTTAAGTCAGGGTTCTGCTGGTTTGTCTGTAGTCGGCATTTCAGAGAAATTAACTTCGGACCAAAGAGATAAACTCTACGAGGTCAATATTAACCCGATTGCTTCTTTCCCGAATGAGGGAATCGTAATCTTTGGACAGAAGACTCTCGATGCTACGACATCGGCACTTAACCGAATCAATGTTCGAAGGTTGCTTATCTTCCTCAAGAAGGAGATTTCAAGACTAGCTAATCAGGTTCTCTTTGACCAAAACGTGCCGGCAACTTGGGGACGCTTCCAAGCCCTGGTTCGACCACTGTTGGAGAGTGTTAAGATTAGATTTGGGTTGCAAGACTACAAGCTGCTGCTTGATGAAACTACAACCACTCCCGATTTGATTGACCGTAACATTTTGTATGCTAAGATTTTCTTGAAGCCTGCACGGGCCATCGAGTTTATTGCGCTTGATTTTGTTATCACGAGGACGGGAGCCGCTTTCGAGGATTAAAAAAGATAGTTTTTGTAATACAGAACTAATTA